CTTCATTCCTGCTACCATTTGTCCTCCGTTAAGTCCGTTAGCTACGAATAACTTAACTCCTTCGAAGTCCATTGCAGTTTGTCCCACGTGGTAAAGGTCTTTGTAACCTAAAGCAGCTTGTGCTCTTACGTAAGCTCTAGCGTCAGCTTGAGAGATGTAAATCGCCAATCCTTCGTTACCATAGATAGTTTCAGGGATAGCGTCTACTACTTCTCCTAAACGAGAAATAATGTTAGAAGCGTCAGTTGCTCCTGTGAAAGCCACATCGTTAACGTCAGAATCAGCGTCCATTAAGTTAACTAGTCCGTCAAATTTTCCTGCTCCTGTTCCGTTCCAAATGTTGTTTTCTACGTTAGCTGCTACTTTACCTGCTACGTGTCCGATTAGGTAAGCTGCGAAACTTTTTGGTAGTTCGTCAAAAGAAGAGAATCCTTGCTCAATTGAAAGCCAATCCGATTCGAAGTCAGCCTTACAAAGCTCAAGGTTTACTTGAAAATCTTTTACTTCTAGGTAACGCTCAGTAAGAGTTACAGAAGATGTTGCTGTGAAATCACAAGATGCGTCTGCTACGATATCAGATACCGCTAGTTTTTGCATTACTTGCTTAAATTTGATGTTTGGTTTTACAGTGATACCACCTTTGTCTAAAGTTGGTGCTGAAAGCAAAGCAGCAGCGATAAACCCTTGAGCTTTTTCTCCTGCGTAGCTAGTTGTAATACTTGTTGTAGTTGCCATTGTTTAAATGAATTTTAATTGTTAATTTTAGTTATTATTAATGTATTTGAATACTCGTTCTTGAATTGAAGTTCCTTTTTTACCTACTCCGTTAGCCGTCTTTTTTACTTCTTTTTCGGGGCTGTGAGTAAGTCCTTTAGGCTCTTCTTGTGGTACTTCAACTTCTGTCGGCTCAGGTTGCTTCATAGCGTCTGCTAAGATACTCTTTAAGTCCTCTAGTTGTTTTTCTAAAGCTTCTACCCTTTCGTTTTTAGGCTCTTCTTTAGGTTGTTCTTGTACCTCTTCTTTTGGCTCTGCCTCGGTCTCTTCTTGTGGCTCTGCCTTAGGCTCTTCTGTAACTTCTTTAACCTCTTCTACTACCTCAGCTGTTGGCTCTTCTATTAGTTCGTTTGTTGGCTCTACGGCTTCAGGTTGTGGACTAGGTTGTTCTGTCGGCTCAGCTGCGATATTTAAAGCGTCAGCTATTTTTTTTAATGTGTCTTTTGCGTTTAGCATAAGGTTTTGATTTTAAGGTTTATACTTTATTTAAAAACACTTTTAACACATATCTGTTTTTATTGTAGTCTCGCTCACTAAAAAAGCTTGTGCTTAGGATTGCTAGGCTCTACTTCGTAAGTCTTCCATCCGTAAGGAGAAGCGTCTAGGTCTCTCCAAAGTACGTCTACTGCGTACCCTTCAGATAGTACAGGGGCTGTTATTTCAACCTCCTCTTCATCGTATACTCCTTCTATTAGAATAAACTTATTTAGCTTTATGAAAGCTGCGTTAACATCTTCTAGTTTAGCTATCTTTTCTTCAGCTTGTTCTTTATCGTTAAATTCGTATCTTAAGTATATCATTATATTGTAGTTAAAGTTATTAATTCAGCATCAGTAAGAGCTGTATTGTATACTCTTAGGTCTTTCACTTTACCCTCGAATTTACCACTCCCGCTACTACTAGTAAATCTAAGCTCATTTAAGCCAATAGGTAGGTTATTAATAGATGTAGTACTTGATAAGCTACCATTTACATATACATTTAAATCTCCGTTCCAAGACAAAGCAATTTTATTGTTGTTTGCTTGAGTGAATCCTGTTGTGGTCTTAATAGTGTAAGCACCGCCTCCACCTCTCACATAAGACGTCAGTCTTCCTGCCGTTGCATCGTATCTAAACATTACTAAATTATTGTTAGTTCCGTCTGAAATAGAGATATTTCTGTGCACTCCACCATTAACAAGAGAGCTTCCTTCGAAGTACAATACTCCTTCAGTTGAATTGAAAGTTGTTGCGTCTCCTGCTCCTGATACCGAATCGGCTAACCTTGTGGCAATAGTTCCGCTTGTAGATATATAACTTGTAGCGTGAGCTTGCTCTTCTAATTGTGCTCCAAATATATAAAAGCCGTTCTTAGGTGTACCTAAGTCTCCGAATAATTGAATAAAAGAGCCGCTAGTTCCGTTGGCAGTATATATTATACTTATTCTAAACCAACCATTCCCGTAATCTTCTACGTGCCTATTAGCATTAGGAGTTTCAGCCACCACACCGCTAGATGTAATTAGAAAAACGTTACTACCTCCAAAAGAGTTATTCTTGAAGTTCATTCTCACATCTCCATCGTTGTACTTAACAAACATAGATTGGGTGTAAGTTCCTGCAGATAGTATTCCTAAACTCTGTTGCAACCTGTCTGCGTTGGTTGAAGTCTCTAGTAGGTAAGCGTTGTTGTCTCCGTCAAGAGAAGGCTGATTGTTGATTAACACAGGGCTTGAGCTTGTACCCCAAGAGGTGAAATCTTCACTGAATGGAGCTAAGTTTGTACTCTGTGGCTCTACCAATAAAACAGGGCTACCGCTTGTATAGTCTATTCTAGGCTCGTTATTAGAAACCTCGGATATATTACCTAAAGAATCTATTCTTGTAGCTAAACTACCACGCACTACGTCAAAGTCTCCTGTTCCGTCTTCAGGTAGTATGCTGTATAACGTACCTTCTTTGTAAGCATTAGGAAGCATAGTCAAAGAAGCTGTGTTGTCAAAGTCTTCTACATCTAAGCCCACTTCATTGTCTAAAGTTCCACTATCTGTAGATACTCTTGTTTTAAAGGCTTCAATTAAGGCAGCTATTAGGTTACCTGCTAAGTTTATTATATTAGATATAGTGTTGTCAGGGAACATAGGGTCAGATTCGTTAACCCCCGTTATGCTACGTTCTACTATTCCTGTATTTATTACAGAGCTTATAGATTCGCTATCTAGCCAAAGCTCAGATTCGTTAACTCCTGTTAAACTTCTCTCTACTATACCTGTGTTAGTTGCTGTAGATGTTGTGTTGTCAGGGAATAACTCAGAGCCGTCATTTACTCCTGTTATAGTTCTCTCTACTATTCCTGTGTTTGTTATTGCCATTTTTTAATCTTTTAGCCAATCGCTTTCGTTAATAAATTCTAAAGCTCTCTCGGTGTTAATTTCTGTTATATCTAGAGTTGAGCTGTCTACTAAAAAGACAGATTCATTTGTAAATATAAGCTCATTCCCATTGTTGGTATTGGTGTATATAGATACTATATTACCGCCAAACATCTCACTAGTAGATAACCTGCTAGTTAAGTTGCTAGATGCATTATTAGTTACGTCACTAACTTGGTTACCTCCGTATAGGCTACCAAACCCTTGGACACCTTGGCGATACCACTCTCTACCTACTTTTGGATATTTTGCTTTTATGTACATTCTCTTTATTTAAAAACATTATTTTAAGCATATAAACCCCCCTAATTAAAGAGGGGCTTTTTGCTATTGTTACTATGTTAATCCTGCAATATTTACACTCTCAATATCATTAGATACCATGCTATTTAATTGCATCTTAGTAGAGTTTTGGTCTCCAATCTGAATGTAATTTCTCATTCCATTAGCATAAGAGTCAAGAGTACCGTCACCCATTAACCAAACTTGAGTACCCTCAGCTGAGTTAGTTTGATTGATTTGAAAGTTACTGCTAGCTGACCCAAAAGAAGCCCTTCTGTAAGTATTACCAACCTTGAAGTTGTTAACCCATTTAATTGGGTCTGTAGTCATCTTCAGTATCTCATTGTCAGTAGGCATTACTTGGTTAGCTTTTAGCGTAGTAACAACCATACTAGCTACTTTTCCGTGGAAGTTTCTGTTAGAGCCCCTACCACCAATAGTTAAGTTACCTCCGAATGCTCTATCCATTCTAGCCCCTGTTGTAGTCCAAGTATTTTGACTACCATAATAAGGATTAGGATTAAATATCCAAGACCCACCGCTGTAAAACATTAGCCTTATATCAAAAGTATTAAGTAAGTTAGCAGCAGTAGCATTGCTAGAGTTGTATCTAGCTCCTTTATAACCTATGTAAACGCCATACCAAGCAGCACTCCCTAGGTTTGAAGCAATAAGATACTCATTTTTTGCACTATCTCGACCCCATCC